ACCGGATGGCCGCGCCCCCGAAAAAGCATGGACCCCCTTGAAATATACGGAGCCAATCAGATTGCAGCCTCAATGCTTAGTTAATTTTTTTTTTGTCTTTATATACTTGGCTGTTAAGTATTAAACGCCGTCATTATGTGGGATCCGTTGGTAAATGAGTTTCCGGAGTCTGTTCACGGGTTTCATTGTATGCTTGCCATAAAATATTTGCAGGCCGTTGAAGAGTCTTACGAGCCCAATACATTGGGCCACGATTTAATTAGAGATTTAATCTCTGTAGTTAGAGCCCGGGATTATGTCGAAGCGACCCGCCGATATAATCATTTCCACGCCCGCCTCGAAGGTTCGTCGAAGGCTGAACTTCGACAGCCCTTATTCCAGCCGTGCTGCTGTCCCCATTGTCCCAGGCACAAGCAAACGCAGGTCATGGACGTACAGGCCCATGTATCGCAAGCCCAGAATGTATCGCATGTTCCGTAGTCCAGATGTTCCTCGGGGATGTGAGGGTCCCTGTAAGGTTCAGTCTTATGAGCAGAGGGATGATGTGAAGCACACCGGTATTGTTCGTTGTGTTAGTGATGTAACTAGAGGTAATGGAATTACTCATGGAGTAGGAAAACGGTTCTGCATTAAGTCCATATACATTTTAGGAAAAATATGGATGGATGAGAATATCAAGAAGCAGAATCATACTAATCAGGTCATGTTTTTTTTGGTCCGTGATAGAAGGCCCTATGGCCCAAGCCCAATGGATTTTGGGCAGGTGTTTAACATGTTTGATAATGAGCCCAGTACAGCCACTGTGAAGAATGATCTCCGAGACAGATATCAAGTTTTGCGGAAATTTCATGCAACTGTTGTCGGTGTCCCCTCTGGGATGAAAGAGCAGGCGTTACTTAAAAGATTTTTTAGAATTAATAATCATGTAGTTTATAATCATCAGGAGACTGCTAAGTATGAGAATCATACTGAGAATGCTCTGTTGTTGTATATGGCATGTACTCATGCCTCTAACCCTGTGTATGCTACGTTGAAAATACGTATCTATTTCTATGATTCAGTTGGGAATTAATAAAGTTTGAATTTTATATCATAATTTTGTTCCACCCATAAAGTGCCATTGATTACATCAAACAATACATATTCTATTGCTCTAATTACATTATTAATTGAAATTACACCAAGATTGTCTAAATATTTCCTAACTTGAGTCTTAAAGACTCTTAAGAAAAGACCAGTCTGAGGCTGTAAGGTTGTCCAGATCTTGAAGGCCATGAAACACTTGTGAATCCCCAGTTCCTTCCTTAGGTTGTGGTTGAATCGGATTTGTACTGTGATGATGTCGTGGTTGTAGTTGAACGGTCTCTTTGAGTGTTCCGTGATGCTGAAATATAGGGGATTGGCGATTTCCCAGGTATAGACGCCACTCTGTGCCTGATGCACAGTGATGAGTTCCCCGGTGCGTAAATCCATGGTTGCGACAGTTGAGCGACAAGTAGTACGAGCACCCGCAATTAAGGTCTATCCTCTTCCTCCGCTGAAGCCTCTGTTTGGCTGCTCTGTGTTGGACCTTGATGGGAACTTGAGTACAATGGCTGTTGGATGGTGAAGAAGACCGCATTTTTAATTGCCCAGGCCTTTAATGGTGCGTTCTTTTCCTCATCCAAGTACTCTTTATATGATGAAGTGGGTCCTGGATTGCAGAGGAAGATTGCCGGGATACCTCCTTTAATTTGAATTGGTTTCCCGTACTTTGTGTTGCTTTGCCAGTCCCTTTGTGCGCCCATGAATTCTTTAAAGTGCTTTAGATAATGAGGATCGACGTCATCAATGACGTTGTACCAAGCATTATTACTGTACACCTTTGGACTGAGGTCAAGATGACCACACAAATAATTGTGTGGTCCTAATGACCTAGCCCACATTGTCTTGCCGGTACGACTATCCCCTTCAATCACAATACTCATGGGTCTCAATGGCCGCGCAGCGGCAGTGACAACATTCTGTGCCGCCCACTCTTCAAGTTCCTCTGGAACTTGATCGAACGAAGAACATAAGAAAGGTGAAACATATTCCTCCAACGGAGGTGTAAAAATCCTATCTAAATTACTTTTCAAATTATGATACTGAAAAATAAAATCTTTAGGGAGTTTCTCCCTAATAATAGCCAGAGCGGCTTCAGCGGACCCTGCGTTTAATGCCTCGGCGCATGCGTCGTTAGCATTATGGCAGCCTCCTCTAGCACTTCTGCCGTCGATCTGGAATTCCCCCCATTCGAGTGCGTCTCCATCCTTGTCGATGTAGGACTTGACGTCGGAGCTTGATTTAGCTCCCTGAATGTTCGGATGGAAATGTGTTGACCTGGTTGGGGATACCAGGTCGAAGAATCTGTTATTTTTGCAGTTGAATTTTCCTTCGAACTGAATAAGCACGTGGAGATGAGGCTCCCCATCTTCGTGTAGTTCTCTGCAAATTTTGATGAATTTTTTATTTGTTGGAGTATCAGTATTTAATAATTGAGATAGTGCTTCTTCTTTATTTAGAGAGCATTTGGGATAAGTGAGGAAATAATTTTTGGAATTTATTTGGAAACGCTTAGGAGGAGGCATGTTGGTCAATGGGTACCGATTGACTCACTTGGAATGCTTCTCCTGGTATATCGGTACCCAATATATAGTGGGTACCGAATGCCAGTATTGTAATAACAAAAAGTTACTCTACCCTTATTGTCAAATTGTTAAAGCGGTCATCCGTCTAATATT